TCAACCCGCTACCCACCAGCGACATGGCGACCGAGGCCAGCGTGGCTAGGCCCACGACAGAGAAGAACTGCTGCCAGTCCACGTCAAGGATGCCGGTCTGGCCGACCACCCAGAACGACAGCGCCACTTGGGCAGCGGTGCGCACGGCGCGCTCGATGACTTGCTTCCAGTAGGACAACTCCCACATGGGTTACCTCCGCAGGTTGTTGACATGAAAAAGCCCCCACGGGTGTGGGGGCCGGTGAGTGTTGGGGTTAGCGCTGGTCCATGTGCCAGTCGATGTGGTCGTCCACCTTGTTGCGGATCTCGCGCACGTCCCGCTCGATGCGGTTGAGCGCGTCGCGGGTGGTGCTGCCACCGTTGGGCTTGAACTCCTTCTGCATGGCGGTCTGAGCTTTGATCAGCCACACCACCCCACCCAGCAGGGCGCTCAGTAGCGTCACGATGCCGACGGCGATGGCCACAATCTCTGCTGGCTCCACTTCAACTCCGTTGTGTTGTTGCGATCAAGCGCGGCAGCAGGGCGCGCCATGGAAGGTGAGCAGTTTCGGCACATGCTCAGGTGCGACCTAACCCCATCACCGGGTTGCGGCTAGGTACTTTGTAACCGCGCCAATGTCAATGAGTGATTGCTGCGCGGTCTTTTTCCTCGGCTCCCGTTGGGTACACCGAAGTCTTTGTGATTTGTCTACGAACGTGTCGGCTAGATGCCTGCGATTGCTTGCGCTTCCTCGGTCGTAAGTCCGAGTGCTTCCAATTTGGCGAGCGCGGAAGCCTTCGCCGCTTCCTTCGCCGCTGTCGCGTTTAGCGCGGCCTGCTCTAGTCGTGCAACCTCAGCCTGCACGTCGTCAGTTGTCAAAGGCTCCACGCCTTCGGTATGCCAGATGATGCCTTCCACGTCGTCACCGTTCATAGTCCATTCGGTATTGGGACGCAAGGACATTACGGCTTGTGCTGTTGTAATCATGCAGACACCTCAATAGCAAACATTTGCGCCAATACAGTTGATGAATTTTCCAACGTCACACTCGTGCCAGAATTATTAGAACTAAAACGTAGTTTGTAGGTAACCGCGGATATCGTCGCCGGAGTTGCATATGCGTACACAATTCCGACCGTTCGGAAAGCATTAGAGTTCATACCAAATATGCTATTTGCTGCGCCACTAATTCCGTTGTCTGATGCGTCTGCTATTTGCAATCTAACATATGATGCGTTAGTTGTGGCTATTTGACATGTGGCAAATAAAAGCACCGCACTATCGTTTTTGCTTGGGGTTATTGTGACACTTAGGTTCGCGTCTACGAAAGTGGCACTTGAAGTGCTTCGATCTGTTGAGTCGGTTGCCCGCACGATCTGAAGAATCTTTCCGCCCGCAAGGTCAAGTTTGGACGCGAACGTATCGTTTAGATCTGCAGCTGCCAGCACTTCGCCAGCGGTGAAGTCATTTCTGACTGCCATGTAGTTTCCTTCCTTAGAACCCGAGCGTGTTCACGTCGAGCAGGCCAAACGTTGCTGAGTCAAGGACAAGCGCAGGTGGCTCACCCTGGGAGAACGAGAACGTGATGCGGTGCTGTCCTGGGTCCACGTTGTGTTCAATGGCATCCAGTCGCACGAACTGGTCGATGGCGTCACCGATGCCGCTGGGCGTGTAGACCACTTGCACCAGGTCGCCCAGATCCAAGGCCAGCACCTCAGCCAGTTGGGCATCGCTGAGTTGATTGCACACCACTTCAACTGAGTCAATGCGCAGCAAGGGCTCGGCGTAGCGGGTGAGGATCAAGTCAGCCAGCGCCTGGGCTTGGGTGTCGTCAGCCAGCAGGCTGTCGCGTATCTCGTAGTCAATGGCGCCGTAGGCGTCAATGCTGGCGCTGTCCTCAGCGGTCGCCGTGCCACCGTTCAGTCGAGAAACCGACACACGGTTGCGCAATTCCTCGCTGCCATACGAGCCTTCAATGTTGCTGAACGGGATGCCCGTGCCATCGTCAGCGAACTTGGTGGTGGTCAGGATCTGCAGGGCCGACCTGCTGCGGAACGTGAGCACACCGTCAGCAGCGATGAACAACGCACCCTGCTCGGCTTCCTCCACCTTCTGCAGGTACTGCAGCGCATTGACGGCCCGTGGGTCAGCGGTGCCGCCGATGTCATCGGCTTGCAGCGTGGCCACGCCAGTGTCAATGCTGCGCTTGCCAGCAGGCCAGGCGATCTCGCTGCGGTCCAAGATATCCGTGATGCGCTCGCCCGTGGTGCCAGCGGTTGCGGTGTGCGGCTGGATCTCCTGCTGAGCCAAGAACACGAAACCATCACTGGCCTTGACGCTGGCAACGTGGTCACCGTTCAGCCGGTAGTCCAAGTCCCAGTCATCAACCACACCAGCAAAGACAGGCACGCCAGCGGTGCTGACAGTGATGGCTTTACGTGGCCGCATGGAAGCGCCGTAGGGTGTGATGGCAGTGCCAGCAGCAGGGTCGTACTTGCGGCCTGAGTTGTCGAGGTCAACCGTTGCCGCACCAGCCTGGTAGCGCTCCAACTCCCGTGAACGTCCACGGCGCACCGACACAGCGCGCACGTCGTTGGTGACATCCTCAAGGATGTCGCCCGCCAACTTGAAGGTGGCGTTGTCTAACTCGCCCTTGCTTGGGTCGTCCAAGGTGAAGAACGAGCCAACGCCACCTGCAGCCAGGTCAAAGGCGATGCGTACCCGCGTGTCAGGCCTGGGCATAGACAGGCCCGTTGCGTCGCTCGTAAGCCTTCAGCGCGTCCACAATCTGGCGGCCAACCTCGGCACCGTTGGTGCCCATGCCAGCGTTGACGTTGATCGTGATGGACGTGGAGCCGCCAAGTGCCTTGTTGGGCACAATCGTTCCCGACACGTTTGGCACGAACAACTCAGGACCGATTTCACCGACAAGATAGGACTGGCCGCCAGTAACCGGGCCACCTGCTGCTCGGCCTCGATTCAGGGCCGCCAGCTCGGCAAAGATGCGACCCTCGCCAGATGGAATGACTGGGCCCATGCTGGGCAGCGGTGGTGTGTAAGCACCCATGGGTCGAGGCGCAATGCTCGCTGCCACCTGCTCCACGGCCTGCTGGACTGGGGTGAAGTCAACAGGTCCACCACCACCGCCGCCGCCGCCCGATGGCGTTGGCACGTTGACTTTGAGGTTGATCTCCAACTCTTTTTGCAGGCTGTCCATGAGGCTGCGCAACTCACGTCTAGCCTTGCCGCCTGTGCCTAGGGTTTCAATGAAGGCACGCAGCATAGAAACAACCGACTGCAAGCCTGCTTGATAGAAGGCGGCGGCAGACTGAGCGGCTATAGTTTCAGTCAATTCGTTGTAGGCAGCCATGGTTTCGTTGGTACGTCTGACCAACTCTTGTGTGTTGCCATTCAAGTAGTAGTCAGCGACCTCGCTGCCTCGTTCGGCGGTCATTTCCAAGATCTGCCTGAAAGTAGTCTTGTTTAGTCCCGCAGCCAGCAGTTGCTGCATCTTCTCGCCAAACTTGCCAAACTTCTCAGACTGCTGGACAAACTCGTCAACGATGGATTGCGCACCATTGCGGGCAGCGCTGCTGGCATTGTCGTAAGCCAACTGCAACTCAGCCAGCCGCTCCTTCTGCGAGTCAGTAACCTCGTCAGTCAAAGACATGCGGTACTTGTTGAGCTCTGCCTCAGCGTCAACAACAGCCTTCTGCCTGGCGTAGTACGCCTCAGCCGCGTTGCCGATGCTCAGCCAGCCAGACATGATGCTCTGCACGTCGCTTTGGAATGAGTCGCGGCTAGACGTGAACTCGCTGACCCGCTCCTTGATGACGTCAAAGCGCTTCTTTACCGACTCAAGAAAGTCCTTGTCACCCTTGATCTTGAGGCCTTGGTTGACCTTGATGCCGAACTGTGCAGCAACCTCAGCCAACTCAGGCAGCACCTGCTTGACCTTGCGGTCCAACTTTTCAACATCGTCCTTGGCGCCACGGCTGCTTGACCCAGTCGTACTGGCAGCCTTGCCGACGCCCTCAAGCATTTCCTTGACGTCAAAGCGCTGGGCGAACCGAGCGGCGCTCGGCACCTGGCCAGTGCTGATGGCGTACTCAAGCAAGGCACGTGCAGCAGCAGCGCCCGAACGGGCAGCGCCTGCAGCCGCATCAGCGGTTGCGTTGAGGCTGTCAACCACTGCTGGTGTAATGCTGACCACACCTTGCTGGGCTCGACGGTAATCGGCCCATGCTTCTGTTGTTGCTTGCGCATCCTGTTCAGCCTTGCCAACTTCATATAGAGCCTCAACGGCTTGAAAGGCAAGCTCGCTGACACCTGCAGTGATAACGCGCAGCGCAATACGGTTGGCGCCAGCAAAGTCAAGAAGGCCATTAGTAGTTGTGGCAAAGTTGCGGTTTAGTGTTACTAAGTTGCGAACGACAACACCAATGCCGACAGTTAGCGTGCCGATCTTTTCTGAGGCATCTTCAATCTGGGCAACCATGCCCTGCGAGCCGCCAAGAACGTCAACAACATCAACAATGGCATTGACAAGGCCCGTGCCGATTTCAGCCTTAGCGTTTTCAACGGCTGCCTGCAAGATGCGCTGGGTGTTGGCAAGGCCGTCGGACGTCCTCGCAAAATCCCCTTGCGCAATGCTGGTGTCATTCAAGATGACTTGATAGGCAGCCTGTGCTTTTTGTCCTGCAGTCAGGGCGCCGACGCCGTCGTAGATGCCCAGGGCAAGGGCTTCGGATTTCATGCGCGCATCGTTCAGCGCAATGCCGAAACGCTTGAGTGGCTCAGTCTCACCGGACAGGCCAGAGCGCAAGGCTTCAATGGCGTCGTCAATGCTGGTGTTGTTGAAAGACGCAAGATCGGCAGCCAGCTCAACCATGCGCGTTGACATTTCTTGCGCAGCATCGCTAGTCAAGCCAAACGCTTGGAACAAGTTGCCGTAGGTGCCAGCCGCTTCCAGGGCCTGCTGCTTGCTCTGACCAAAGGCGGTGGCTGATGTTTCGGCCCAGGCCATAACCTCGTCGGCCTGGTCCTTGAATACAGCCGTGACCTTGCTCTGGCTTTCGCCAAGGTCTGACGCTGCGGAAATGGCGTCAAGGGCAAAACGGCCCACGGCATAACCCATGCCAGCGGCGGCTGCAGCGATAGCCGCACCAGCAACTTTCATGCCGTTAGACATGCCAGCAAATTTGGTTTGAGTTTGCTGGGCGTCGTTTTCCAGCGCTTTCAGATCAGCAATTGCGCGCTTAATGTCTTTGTTGTTGTAGTCGCCGTCAATCTTGACGTTGATGCCACCGTAGCTGCGTGCCATCAAAACTCCTAACGATTGACTTTGTCTATTGCCCGCTCAACAACACGCGCCACTTCCCGACGTGCTGCATCCACGTTGCTTGTCCACGCTGGACCTAAAGCCCGAGGCCAAGTGCCATTACCTCGGGAACCCGCAGAGCCACCACGCTTGCGGTTGATGTTGGTGTTGAAGAATTCGCCAGACCTGTTGCGCGAACCAGCGAGTCCATAAATGGCGCCCGCTGCGTTCTTGTTGTAAACCAACCCGCTAATGTTGCGGAATCCACCAGTACGGCGACTTCTAAAACTGGATCGAACGCCACCCTTGACTGCTGAAACGTCATATGACAGGTCTCTGCCGTTAGGCGTTATCCATGGACCCCAGTTGCCTAAACCGTTGTCGGGGTATGCAGCCTTGGCGTCTGAACGTATTCCAGACGTAGCGTCCTTGACACCCTTCTGGATTTCTTTCCATAACTCTTTGTCAAACCTGAAGATTTGTTCAATCTTTTGAGCCGCGCCGTCAACCCGAACACTCATTCCAGCTGGCATTATTTTTTCGCCACCTTTCTTTGTTCACCAGCACGCCAGCGCAGATAGCGGTACATGGTTGCCAACATGCGTGGTGACTCGTTAGCAAGGTCGCTGGGAAGTACCCGCCACTCGTAGGCCAAGTGGACTAGGAGCCAGTGGGCGCTTTGCTCTCCAAAGGGACAGGGTCTGCAGCCTCACCTAGTTGGATGCCGCCAACCTTTGCCACCCAAGTGTCAAAGTCATCACTGGTCTTGCCCGTTCGCTTGACGGTGTGCCATGCCAACCAGGCCAGGTATTCCAGGCGCAGTTGGTCAGCAAAGACCGTGAACGGCTTGTCAAACTCTCGCTCGAAGGCAATAAGGTCGGGGGCAGTCGCATCAACAACTACCCCCGACCCATCGCTGTATTCGACCGTCAGGGCAACTCGCATCATTTTTGCAGGACTCCTTGCTAGGGGGCGGGTGTTAGTGCTTAGGCAGCGGTGCCACGAACAACGGTGCCAGTCACAGGCCACGTCACGGAAAGCGTCGCCAAATCGCCCACGCTGCTTGCGAAAGGTTGGTACTGATTGACCAACGCTGTCGCGGTGTACGTCGGATTGGTGGCCGATGTTGCTGAGCTCGTCGGCTTGATGACGACAGTGGCGATGGTGTTGAGCAACGGCCACAAGGTGGCATCAACACTGGCAGCGCCAAAGTCTTGATGGAAGTCCAGCGTCAGGCTGGCGCTCTTGAGACCGCCGACACGAGTGCGCCACTCGCCACCAAAGGCTGTGGTTTCCACGTCGTCAGACTCAACGGAAAGATCAACGGATGCCAGCGAGGTGCTGAAGTTTGCACCGTTGATGGTGATGCTGTAGTCAGTAGCCACAAACTTGGCCATGGGGTTGCCCTTCTTTCTTAGGTTGCGAACACAGACACAACAAACTCAGCAGCCAAGTAGGTGACTTCACCCACTGGGACCGAGGAGTAGTTGCGCATTTCGGTAACGCGCAGGTCTTGTGCTTGGCCGCCTAGCGTCCTGTCAGACTCCAAGGCGGTCTTGATGCTGGTGGCACCAGTTGGGTTGCAGTAACCATCCAGCAAGTTCTGTGCGGTGCGCTCGTCTACGCGGCCCACGATGACCAACACCACAAACTCGTAGGTGTCTAAGCCTCGGCCAAACGAGGTGTCAAACGAGATGCCCTGCGGCATCACGATGGCAATAGGCGGGTTGGGGTTGTCCGGCATGGTTGCTGCTGTACGCAGCCCGCTAATGGTTGCCAGGTTGGTGGCAAGGCCAGTGCGCATCTGGCTAATGGTTGCCATTACGCAACGCCCTCATGCTTGACAAACGGCTGCACCAGTTGGGCAACGTCAGGGTCAAGTCCTCGACTGACACGAATGGCGCCCATGTCCCCAAAGCCCGCTACGCCGAGCGGTGAGTCAAGCCTGCGAAAGATGCGCATGGCCTGGATCACCGCTGCCTGCGTGATCGTGGGCGGCACTGAAGGCCAGCCCCACGTGCCAGTGATGCGCACCGTGGCCTCTCCCCAGGCGTAAGGCCACAGCCTGGTGTCAATGGCGCGCAGGCGGGTGTAGGGCCAGGTGAGCCCAGCAGCCTCGCCGTTGAGCGGCTCCAACTGATAATCAGTTGGTGCCCATGTGACATCAAAAACTTGGTCAGACACCGTGCTGGACTCCACCGTGATAGCAGTGCCAGCAAGGTCATCAACGTGCAGCAGGTAGCCGTTGTCAGGGGCGAAATACCGCACCTCAGCCACGGTGCCAAACGTGCGCCCGCAATAGCCGTCAATCAGTGACGAGGCAGCTGAGCCTGCCATGGAGATCAGCGCGTCATCAACAGAGTCAGTGATGCGCAGCGCAGCCTTGATCTGGGAGGTGCTGGCGTACAGCGTCATGTCAATCCTTTCGCCCACTCGGCAATGCGCGTGCGGGTTGGCTCAAGTGGGGGGACTATCTGGTCATCGTGTTGGCTGTAGTCAAAGTCAATGCGGCCAGTGGTAGCGAAACGAGCACCCAAGGCAGCAAAGCCAACCCACAATGCCCAATCCTCAAACGGTGCAAGGTCAGGCTCAAAAGGTCGAGCAGCCCACAAAGAGCGCCGAAACGCCGACCCGCATGGCACTAAGTTCTCAGTGACTTTCAACACTTCACTGGCTGTGATGTTGCTCGGTAGCCAGCGGCGGCGCGAGGCGTACTGCATCCCCATAGCAATGACGTCAGCGTCCATAAACCGCAAGCCGTTCAAGGCCTGCGGTCGGTAACGGTCGTCAACGCCCGCCCACACAATCAGGTCGGTGGGGCAATGCTCAACCGCCACGTTGAGGTACTTGCCTAGGCCAAATGGTTCTTGCGCTGCCATGACTTGGTAGTCAGTCAAGTAGCCGTCTAGGGCTCGGTGCACTTGCATGGGATCGGTTGCCGCAATGACAACCATGTCTGGCTTTTCTTGTAAGCCACGGATGCCTGCAGCCCACTGTGGCAAGAAGTGGTAGTAAGTGTGCACCGTTGTCACAACGCCGATGGTTGGCAGTTGGTTGGTCACACCCATGACCAAAACCTGTTGGCCTGCTGATCCATGACTGTCAGTAGGTCGCCAGGTTCTCGACGTCCTGCCAGTTCATTAGTGGCGATCTGACAGCCAGCAGCCTCGGCCTCAATCAGTGTGCGCGGGCAAGCGTCAAAGCCTTTAGGCAAGAACACAAACCACGTGTGCTGCAGCATGGCGTCCAGCACAATCTCGCGTGGCTTGTCGTCCATCTCGGTCAGCTGCAAGCCACGCTCACGTGCCCAAATGCGGGCACCAATGCGGCCCTTCTGCGGATGGTTACGGGCAGCCCACAAGGCTTGCCCATTGCGCTCACCATCAGACAACGCAGCAAGGTTGCGCACGTCAATCCAACCGTGGCACACCTGGCCACGAGTGCCAGACCACTTGGCCTCGACATCGGCGTGGGCTTGCGACATGCAAACAAACGGATCAGCAGCCGCAAACAATGCCGCACGTTCCTTGCTGGGTTGCTGCTGGTGATGCACCCAAACAACAGGTTTACGCGCAGCCAGCGCAGTCATGGCTTCAGGTGTCAGAAAATCAGTGCCGGTTATGACAATCCGGTCAGCCTCAAGTGCTTGCTGCCACTCGTCTGGCCCATACCATTGTACGGCGCGCCCGCCGATTTCCACCATAGACACGTCGGTCATCTCGGCGCCACCAATCAACCCACCTGGCAGGTGGTAACTGGCGTCTGACTGTTGCGCTGGCAGGTGGTGAGTAAGCCAGGCGATCACGCCAGCAACTCCAAGGCTGGCACCCAATACTCAGCAAACACGCGGTCTGCGTCGTACTGCTTGGCAAACTTGATTGCCTCGGCACTGCGAGAACCACCGCGTTGGTAGGCGGCTTCCAGCGCCTCAATGATGCTGGGCACCGCAGGGGTTGACCACCATGACTTCTGTGCGTCGTCCCACACAGGCTGGCCTTGTGTCAGCCAACCATCACCCAGCAGCTCAGGCTGTGCAGTGGCGTCATTGAGAACGACTGGCGTACCAGTCGCCTGGCACTCAAGGGCCGGAATTCCGAATCCCTCACCCAGCGAACACTGCAACATAAGGTCCATGCCCGTGTAGCACGCCGCCAGGACTTCCTTGGGGATGCCGCTTCGGTAGGCGTACTGGTCCACAAACTTGATGCGCTTGTCGCTAATGCCGCAGGCGCTCGCCAACTCTCGAAGGTTGATGCCACCCATAGCGCCACGGTCCTCGGTGTGCACGTAGAGCACTGCATCTTTGCGCTGTTGCGACCACATACCAAAGGCCAAGAACATCTCTGGGTAGGCCTTGCGGTTCAAGCCTTGGCGCCCACCTTTGTTGGCGGAGTTGATACCAACCACAAAGGCGTCGTCGGGCACGTCCATAAATTCACGGCCCGTCATGCGCTTGCTGCCTGCCATAAATTTCTCTGTTGGCTTGAACACCGAAGTGTCAATAGCGTGCGGCACATACAGGCTTTCAATGTCAACGCGGTGAAGCATTGACTTGCCAAACACCGACATGGCAATAGGTGTGACATTGGGACGTGCACACCACTCAACCACTTCGGGTGGGCATGGGGTGTGGTCAATCGGCACCCAGGACGCAATGTTGTCCACCAAGTCCCACTGCTTGCCCTTGAACACCCAGGTGTCAAACAGAGTGATTAGTAGTGGATCAAGCCCTGGGTTTTCGTGCGCCCACGCCATAAAGTGCGCTGGCACTACGTCGTTGCTGTAAAGATCAAAACCACGCGGGTAGTGCTTCATTCCGCGCCACTCGCTGATCGTGCCCTCTAACCCGTAATTGGATGCAAGGGCGACCTTGTGACCAGCGGCCTGCAGGCGCGTGGTGACCTGCTCAGTTTGCTGGCCGTATCCCGTAGCAGCAAATGGTGAGTTGCTGCTCCACAAGATGGCACGAGGTTTGCTGGTGCGTGGTACACCAGCACGCTTGGCAGGGTTTCCAGATTTAGACATGGGTGTGTCTTTCTGTGCGCAGGGTGTGAGGGGGCCGCAGTCCTGCGCGCCCGCGACCCCCTCACGTGGGGTTCATCGGA